GTGCAGCCGTGGGCGATCGGCGGCAAGGATTCGTCAGTCGCCGAAGTCATGAAGATGTCCGAGGAAAAGATCGCCTTGGCGTTCCGCGTGCCGTTGCAGATCCTCGGGCTTGGCGGTCCGACCTACGGTTCGACCGAAGCCTTGATGCAAAGCTGGATCGCGTCGGGTCTCGGCTTCTGTCTCAACCATGTCGAGGAAGCGTTCGGCGTGACGTTCACACTCGCGGGCCAGCCCGACGAGTATGTCGAGTTCGACACCGCGGCGTTGCTGCGATCGGCGTTCAAGGATCGCATCGATGCGCTGACACGCGGCGTGCAAGGCGGCATTCTCTCGCCCAACGAAGCGCGCGAGCGCGAGGGATTGGACAGCGTCAAGTTCGGCGACGAGCCGAGAGTCCAGCAGCAAGTCGTTCCCTTAAGCGCGGCAGGACAGATCCCGGCGGCACCCGGACCGAAGGCGCCGCCATCGGCCGCTGGTCAGCCATTGGCGCCGCCCGGCACATTGCCAGCGCTGCCGAAGCCGAAAGCCGAAACTGCTGACGAGAAGGATACCGGCGAGAAGCCGCCGCCGAAGGCGAAGGATTTCAGCCATGACATCAAACGGGAAGCACAGCGACTCGTCGATCGAGCAAAACGAATCAACCGAAATTTTAACTGAGATTTTTCGCGAAGCGCTGGCCGAAGTCCTGGCGGAACAGCAGCGCTCATGGGCGCGCGAGAAAGCACTGATCGAGGCGCAAGCACAATCGGTCGTCGCCGAGATGCGCGCCAACATCGTCGGACTGTGCGCCGAGATGCGGCGCGAGATTGAGGATCGCATGGCGGCAATGCGGCCGCCGGAACGCGGCTTTCGCGGCGAGCCCGGCGAGCCCGGGGCGAACGGCGAGCGCGGCGAGCGCGGCGAGCCGGGGATCCAGGGCCAGCGCGGCATGATCGGCATGCGCGGCGAGCGCGGGCCGCAAGGCGAGCGCGGCTATCGCGGTGATGATGGCGCGCCGGGACTTCCCGGTATCGAGGGCAAGGCCGGACCGATAGGGCCGCCTGGAGCGCCCGGCGCGCGCGGCGCCGCCGGGCCGCAGGGGGAGCCCGGGACATCCGGCGAGACGGGACCAGCAGGCCCGGCAGGGCCGCCCGGGGCGCCTGGGGCGGCCGGGCCGCAGGGGGAGCCCGGGGCGCGCGGGGAAAAAGGCGACCAAGGACTTGACGGACTTGTCGGGCCGCCGGGCGAGCGCGGCGAAAAGGGGGATCCCGGTTTAGAGGGCCGCCAAGGGCTGCGGGGCGAGCGTGGGTTCGCTGGCGCGGCCGGTCCGGCTGGTCCTATGGGTCCGGCGGGAGCGCATGGGCAGCCCGGCGTAGGCGGCGAGCGAGGCTATCGCGGCGTGCCGGGGGAGCCCGGCGCCGCGGGCGAGGCAGGCCCGGCAGGGCCGCCGGGGCCGCCCGGGGCGCAAGGTCCGGCAGGCTGGCGCGGGGCGCCCGGCGCGCGCGGGGCGCAAGGCCAGACCGGTCCGGCGGGGCCGATCGGTCCGGCAGGCCCGGCCGGTCCGCGCGGCGAGCGGGGCGAGAAGGGCGAGAGAGGCGAACATGGCGAACAAGGCGAGCGTGGGCTTGCGGGTGTTCAAGGCCCTCAGGGTGTTGCGGGTGAACGTGGTCCGCGTGGAGAAAGTCTACACGGTCCGAGAGGGGAAAAAGGCGATCCCGGCGAGCGTGGCGAGCCCGGTCCATGTGGCGAGCCCGGGCCGCGCGGACTTCTTACTGCCGCGAAAGCATTCAAGGCTGGCACCGTCCACTATGCCGGTGAAGTCGTCACCGCCAACGGCGGGACTTGGCAGGCTCATACGGACACCGGACAGGCGCCACCGCACGCTGACTGGCTATGCCTTGCCGCAGCGGGTCGTGATGCGGCGCCGTTCCGGATCCGCGGAACGCATCGCAACGGAGAAATATACCGGGCCATGGATGTCGTTGCGCACAATGGCGCAAGTTGGATCGCCAAGGTGGATGACCCTGGCGACATTCCTGGGGATGGATGGCAATCTCTCACGCTTCCGGGCAAGCGAGGTGATCGCGGCGAGAAGGGCGAGCGCGGCGAGCGCGGGGCGCGCGGCGAGCAGGGTGCGCCGGGCGTCGGATTCCTTGAGTGGAAAGTTGACCGTGACAATTACGTCATCAAAGCGGTTCTGACTGACGGATCGGAATCACCGCCGCTCGACATGCGCTTGCTGTTCGAGCAGTACCATCACGAGTCACGGTAACCATGCCGATCCCAATCGTCCCCAAGGCGGCGCTCGACATCCGTCCTCTGGGACGGCCGCGGATGAACAAATATCTGAACACGGCCGAGACCGAGATCCTGATCGCGCTTATGCGCAGTGTCGGGCCGAAAATCGTCATCGAGATCGGCTGTAACGTCGGCATCACGGCGCGGGCCATTCTCGAAACGATACCGGACATCGAGCGTTATATCGGCATCGACGTGCCGTGGGATCACAAGCCGACGCTCGACTGTCAGCGTACCGAAGTGCCATACACGGCGGGCAATTATGCGACCGGCGACGATCGATTCTGGCTCATGGTCTTGAACAGCGGTTCGCTCCATCTGTCGGCTTCCGACCTGGAACCATGCGATGCCGTGTTCATCGATGGCGATCATAGCGCCACCGCGGTTCGCCATGACAGCGAGCTTGCGCGCGCGTTGGTCAGAGCGGGCGGCTTGATCGTCTGGCATGATTTTGGCAACGCGTCGGTCGAAGTCACCGACGTTCTGGAAAATCTCTATGACGAAGGCTGGCCGATCCAAGCGGTCGAAGGTTCGTGGATGGCGTTCATGCGGGTCTAGAAATGCTTATCCAACCCGGCGTCCTTGAGAATCTTATTTGCCATGTGCCGCGACATGATCTTGAGCGGAACGGTGAACGATTGTCCGGCACGGTTACGCCAGATGTCGTGATCACCTTTCCCAAGGCGAACGAACGTGCATCCGTTTTCGCGCAGTATGTCGCGAACCGCCTTGCCATAGCCCTTCATGCGGTTGCCAGAACTCTCGTACGAATCTCGATGGCGAATTCCTTGCCGACATGGTCGGGATGGTTTTCGACAATCAAATCAGAAACGATGCCTGGAAGTTTGTCGCGCAAGGCTTCAATCGTCGGCGCTTCCGCATTGAGGCCGTATAGATCGCTGATTTCGACATACCAAACCTGGGCTTCATCATCCCAAGCGATGCGGACCACGATCAATCCATTCAACATTTTTCGCCTTTCTGGTTTGACGCAATATATGCGGTTACGCAGTGATTACGCAAGAGGCGGGATTTAAAATGGCAGATCGCACGATCAAGGTTCTCACACCGGCTACCGAGATCGGTTTCCTGACGCTCGCCGAAGCCAAGCTCATGCTTGGCATCACGGGCGTGACTGACGATGAGCAATTGCAGTTCTGGATTGACGTCAACTCGGCGACCATCATGCGGCTGTGCAATCGCATCATGGCGCGCGAGCGCGTTCAGGAGACGTGGCGCGATCTGCAAAGCCGTCGCGTGTTTCTCTCGCATTGGCCGGTCGTCGAGAGCGACATCGAAAGCGTGATCTCGGGCGACACTGTTCTCGGATCTGGCGGTTGGGAGCTTGAAGAACAATCGGGCAAGCTTTCCAACTTTGACGGATGGGCGGAACCGATCACGGTTATCTATACCGGCGGTTACGATCTGCCGACCGGGGCGCCGCTCCCGCTAAAACAGGCAACCTCCCTGCTTGTTCGCGAGGCGCGCTTTTCGGCGTCAGTCGATTCAATCGCCGGTATCCGCTCGCTGGGCTATGCTGGCAAGCGCGTGCAATTCTTCGATCCGACCAAGGTGCTCACGAGCGGCGGCGGCAGCACCGGCAGATCGCCAGCGCAATCCGCCGTCGGCGCGCTTCTGGTTCATTACACGCGATGGGAAGTCTGAATGCGTCATGACTGGCTCGACATCTCGACTGTCATTGTCGGATGGCTCATGGCGCTGGCCGGTTGCATGATCGAATTCGGCACGGGCGGCACGATGATCTTTATCGGCGTGAGTTTGATGGGCGTCGTGTGGGCAGCAAAGTGGCACGAAAACAATGGCCGGAATTTTCGAGATTGACGTGTCCGATGTCGAGCGCTTGGCGCGGAGCTTGCTCGCGCGCGCCGATGCGGTCGAGCAGACGATCCCGGATTCGTTCAGGCAAGGCGTCATCGAGGGGCGCGAGGAATTGAAGCCGGAATGGACGGCGCCGATCGGGTTCACGTCGAACGCGCCCGGACAGGATCAGCAGGCGCACATGCTCTACCGGCCGGGCATTACAAGCGTACGGCGCCGCGTCATGCCGCGCACCTATGGGCGCCAGCGCAAGCCACGCAAGACGGTACTGCAACGACGGCGCGGCGGTCCGGGCGGACGGCAGGATATCGCGCCCGAGTTGGCGGCGACGTCCATGGTCAGCAAGATCAACGAAGTCGTCACGCCGCAGATCTTCGACATCGTCACGCGGCCATGACGACGGTTTCGTTCAAGCTTGGCGGCACGCTCGAATTCATCACTGAACCGAGTAAGGCCGGTAGCATCGTCACGTTGCGCCATGGGGCGTTCACGGTAACCGCAAGGGGAGAAGGCATGGCTTACACATTGGCAGCGGGAATGCAGGTTCATATCCAGATCGCCTATGTCGATGCGCACGGCAATTCCGCCGCCGTCGATGGCGACGTGACGTGGCAGACGTCCGATCTGAGTATCGCGGAAATCGCGGTCGATGCTGGGGACACGACCAAGGCCATCGTGCAGGCGGTCGGTGCGACCGGCCTTGTGCAGATCACGGCAACGGCCGATGCCGATCTCGGCGAAGGCATACGCGAACTGATCACGCTGATGGATGTCGAGGTCGTCGCGGGCGAAGCCATCGCTGGAACGATCTCGCCGATCGGCGGCGCTGAGCCGATCCCGCCGACGGCATAAACAAAGGACGTGCGCCATGGCAGAACAACTCGCTCCCAATCTCTCGACGCTGGTTCTTCTGCCCAACTTCGACGTTTGGGCGCGACCGATCATTGTCAATCCGGTCGCATCGCAGCCGGGGGCGCCGCCCTATTCGGCGCGCTTCGACGATGTCGGTTTGCCGTTGCGCGGCATCTTTTACACGACGCCGCTCGACGTGCAGGGCGAGAACGGCATGATCCTGTCCGATCAGAAGACGGAGCTTGACGTTCGCGAAGTCGAGTTCGGCGTAGTGCCGGTTCAGTTCGACCGGATCATCATTCCGGTCGACGGCACCATTCCGGATGAAGGTGAATGGGAAGTGCGCTCGTCGAGCCGCGACGGCGAGGGGTGCACGACGCTGTCGATTCAGCGCTGGGTCGGCACGGTCACGAAATTCGATCCGCGCTTGCTCGAACACCGCTTCATGGCCGCGCCATTGCGGCGACTGAGGCTGGTCTACAAGAAGATCGTATGGTGACGTCATGGCCAACGGCGTCGCACCGAGAGTCGTCAATCTCGCGAACAACTCGCCGCTGATCATCATTCGCGACAGCTTTCTGACGCGAGTGGCGGCGGCGCCGTTCTTCGTCAATTTCAAGTTCGGCCGCACCAAGCAATTCCCGCTGATCCCAGAGAACATCCCGTATTGCGGCGTCTACATCGTCGGCGACAACGGCGGCCCGGACGGCGTCGCCAATCACGGCGTGCCGCGGTTCAAGACGGCGGGCGTGGTCGGCTTCACTGTTTGGATCGCCAACAACGATCCGGTCGAGCTTGAAAATCAACTCGACGGCGCGTTCCGTACGATCATGCGGACGATATGCGAAGCGCCCGATGTGATCGGTCCGGATCTCGGTCGCGGTCAAGTCGAGGCGTTCATCCGCTACATGCGGCAGAACAACTACGGCGCTGGCTCGCTCAACAATGAAACTCCGGTCGGCGAAACGCGTCTCGAACTGACGTTCAATTACACCGAGGATTTCTATTACATCTGGCCGGACGATTTCCTGACGATGCACATGGAAACCCGGTTCCCGACGCCGACGACCGATCCGGCGGAAGTGCAGCAAATCGTTGCCGTGTGGAACATCCCGCAAAGCGCAACGACGATGATCGACAACAAGCCAGCGACAGACGACGAGTGAAGTATTCAACAGCAGGAGGAGCCATCATGCGCGTGCGTGCGACAAACGAGGATGTGCGGAAGCTCATGAAGCATCCGCTCACCGGAATGCGATTCCGCTCCGACATCGGTCAGACGGTCGAGTGGCCGGACGACGCCTTCACGCGACGGCGGATTCGCGACGGCGACATCGAAGTCGTCGAGGAAGCCGGGCTCGCGGCTGACAAGCAGAAAGCCCAGCAAGAGCAGGTGACGCGGCGGGCGTATCGCCGTGAACAGGTGACCGGCGAATCTTCGTCGTGATGCGTCAGCGCGGGACGTAAGCCGCGCAACTCCCCACCAAGCCTAACCATCGGCGAGACGGACCCTTCGCAGCGTATCTGCGAGGACCGGCTGCGCATTGGTAAACAGGAGAATTCCATCATGCCTATTTCTTTTTCCAACATCCCGGCGGTGATGAAACAACCGCTGTACTGGGTCGAAGTCGATCCGTCGAAGGCGGGCGCTGCGGTGCCAGCCTACAAGTGCTTGCTCATCGGCACCATGTCGGCCTCTGGCACTGCGGAAGCCGATGTGCCGATCCCGATCGGGCGGCAGATGGATGCCGACGCCGGATTCGGACAGGGCTCTGAACTGTCGCGCGCGTTCAAGACATTCTTCGCCAACAATTTCGCGACGGAAGTGTGGGGGCTTCCCGCCGCTGAGCCGACGGCCGGGACGGCAGCAACCGGAACCATCACGGTCACGACAGTGCCGACCGAGGCCGGGACGATCCATCTCTACATTGGCGGCAACCACATCCCGGTCAACGTGGCGCCGACCGATACAGTTGACGGAATTGCCGGGGCCATCGCTGATGCGATCACCGCAAATGCAAGTCTTCCGGTCTCGGCGACCGATTCAACCGGCGGGCTCGTCAACCTGACGTGCAAATGGAAGGGCACGAGCGGCAACGACATCACGCTGCTCGATACGTATTACGGCCTGACCGGCGGCGAGCTTCTGCCCGTCGGCATCGGGATCACTTATTCAGGGGCGACCCTGACCGGCGGCGCGGGTGTTCCCGTCTGGGACAACGCCATTGCCAATCTCGGCGAGCAGGAATTCGAATACGTCTCGCTTGGCGGCTACACCGATTCGACCACGTTGCTGGCATGGGAAACCGAGTACGGTTTTTCCGACAGCGGGCGATGGGGATGGGCGCGCCAACATTACGGCCATCTGTTCGCGGCCAAACGCGGTACCTATTCGGCACTGCTCACGTTCGGCAACAGCCGCAACGCGCCGATGACCTCAGTCATGGGCTTCGAAGTCAAGGCGCCGATGCCCGCGTTCGAATGGGCCGCAGCCTATACGGCGAAAGCCGCACGCGGGCTCATGAACGATCCGGCGCGGCCGCTTCAGACGTTGCATCTCTACGCGATCCTGCCCGCGCCCGGGCATGACCGGTTCTTGCTCAGCGAGCGCATGGCGTTCGCCACCAACGGCATCGCGACGCAGGCAACGTTCGCCGATGGCGTGCCGCAGATCATGCGTGAGACCACGACGTATCAGAGGAACCTCTACGGCCAGAGCGACGACGCGTACGAAGTCGTCACGACTCTCGCTACGCTCGCGCGCCTGATCCGCAATCAGCGTTCCGCCATCACCAACAAGTATCCGCGTCACAAGCTGGCGGACGACGGCACAAGGTACGGACCCGGGCAGGCGATCATCACGCCGAAGATCGCCAAGTCGGAACTGATCGCGCAATACGCCATCGATGAGTTCAACGGGCTCGTCGAGAACGTGCGCGCGTTCAAGCGCAACCTGATCGTCGAGCGCGATTCTATCGACGTGAATCGTTTAAACGTCCTTTACCCGCCCGACCTGATCAACCAACTGCGGACGTTCGCCGTGTTAGCCCAATTCAGATTGCAATATAATAGGGGCATCGACACCGAGATCGTCAGCACGTAGGCGCGGCCGCGCCGCGTTCTCTCTTTCCTTCCATCCAACTCATGAAACACGGGAGCGACCATCATGGGCGTTCGCATAGCAGGAATTGCGTGGTTGAAGATCAATGCGGCGATGGTGCCGTTGCGCGGCAACTTCACCGTCTCGCCATCGAAGTACGAGCGCGCGGGTATCGCGGGGCAGGACTACGTACACGGGTATTCTGAGCTTCCTCGCGTGCCGTATATCGAAGGCGACATCTCGTTGACGCCGATGAACCGCACGCCAGATGGCGGGCTCGTCGGCATCTCGGCGGAAGACCTTGAGGACATCGTCGATACGACGATCACGGCGGAACTCGCCAACGGCAACGTCTACATCCTCAAGGAAGCATGGTGCCGATCCGCGCTCGAACTCAACGCCCGTGAAGGGCAGGTGCGCGTGCGGTTCGAGGGGACGTCGTGCGAGGAACAGCTTGAGACGCAAGCGATCTCCCAAACCGTCGTCGGAGGGCAGCAAGGGGGCTTCGGCGTCTTCTAAAAAGAAAGTGACTGAACACAAGGATCATGGCCATGACAGACGAACCCAACAAGACGGCATCGCTGCAAGGCGATGCCGCAGCGCTCGAAGCAACGACGACGGATGCGGCGCCGCCAGTCAACGGCGCCGACATCAAATGGAACGGCAAACTTCCATTGCGCAAAGAGATTCCCGACGGCAATGGCGGGATGACCAAGGAACTCGATTTACGGGAACCGACGGCCGCCGACATCGAACGCATCGGTCAGCCAGTGCTTTTCGGACTCTACGATGCCAATCCAAAACCGATCTTCGATACGCGGCTGATGACGGCGATGCTCGCGCATCTCGCGCGTTTGCCCGCGCCATCGATCCGCGCAATGCACCCGCGAGATTGGAACAACGCGGCGTGGCACATAACCTATTTTTTTATGCCCGACCTGTAGAGGAGGCGATTCTCGACTGTTACAGGCTGGCAAAACTTTATGCCGTTGATCCGGCCGTGTTTCTCAACAAGACGTTCTCGCAAGTCGAGCGCGCGATGTATTGGACACGCCGGATCAACGACGGTGTCGAGGACGATCGGAGATGGCAGGAGCGTTTGGCCGCAAGCGCACCTATCCAACTGCATTGAAAGCGCACCAGAATGCCCGACGAACAAAGCACTATTACGCTAACGCTGAAGGACGAAGTCACCGCGAATCTGAAACAGATTTCGGAGTCGTTCCAGGCGCTTGCCAAAAGTGCGCAGGCAGCGCAGGGCGCGATGCAGCCGCAAGGCGGTCAGGCTGGCGGCTTTGACAATATCGTAAAGGGCGTAACGGATCTTCAGAAGGCGCTCGGCGGCGGGGCGGACGCGACCAAGACGCTGTTGAATCTTCTCAACGCCGGGGCAAAGGACGCAGCCGGATCGGTCGAGGGCCTGGGGAAAGCAGGCGGCTTACTGGGCTCTATTTTTACCGGTGCCATCGGCGAGATTGGCAAATTCGGAACGGCTGGCCGCGTGTTGTCCACGGGCCTGACAGCGATCACGGGCTCGCTCACTGGCACGGCAGCGGCGCTCGGCGGCGTGACGAC